CAAGGGATTGCATCTGGGCCTTATGTCATAAACTTCAGACGACACGGGGGGTGCCTGCCCGGACACCCCCCTCTGATGGTCGCTGACCCACGCCGGACATCTTGCCGTTGGGGTCTACCCTAAGTGTACCCGGTTTTCCGTGCCGGGGCAAACAAAAAACCATACCAAGTACACTCTAGGTAGATGGCCGAGCAGAATCTCTCCGACCTTCGGAATCCCTGGTGGGAGGAGAAGACAGACACTAAGGCCCTCGGGCCAGCCACCCGGCTTTTCCGTTTTTACGCAGACGAGGACAAGGCCCGGCAAGGGGCCTATGTCGGCTTCAATAGCCTGTATACCAACCGCAATATTACAGGCAATGACTACAACCGGGCCTATACCGCAGCGTTCGCCGTTGAACAGAACGAGTATAGCAGAGTCCCGCTGAATGTCATCAAAGTAATGGTGGATGCCGTGCATGCTCGGGTTACCCGACAGGCCATCAGAACCACCTTCCTGACCTCCGACGGGAACCAGTCTCTGCGCAAGAAGGCTCGGCAGATGGAGCACTGGGTCTCATTCACGGAGTACGCCACGGACCTCCCCTCTATGGCCGACCAAGTTTACCTAGACGCCCTGACCTGCGGGTTAGGAGCCCTCAAGACGGTTCCTCACCCCAAGGTGGATGAGGTACTCAATATCCGGGTACACCCAAGAGACCTGTTCGTTGATCCCACGGAGGCTGCCGCCAACGGCAAGCCGACGCATCTGTACCAACGACAGTTTGTTTCCCGAGGCCGTCTCAAGAAGATGTTCCCAAAGAAGGCAAAGAAGATCCAAGACGCAGGTCGGCTGTCGTCTGAGCCATTCTACAGTTATCGAGAAGGAAGCACCTTGCACGCCCTTGTTGAGGTTGTGGAGGCATGGAAGCTTCCTAGTTGGGATGGTTCCGGTGACGGAAAGCATATCCTATTCGTAGACGGGGCCGTATTAGAGCTTTCCGATTGGGAGCAAGTCTCCTTCCCGTTTAGCTTTGTCCGATGGAAGACAGACCCAACCATCGGCTTCTGGGGCATCGGGCTAGCGGAAGAGCTGATTGGCCTGCACTTCGATATCAACACGTCCGTCCTACACACCGAGAAAGCCATTGAGGCCATTCCTAAGCCCTACATCCTAGTCCCCAACGCCGGGGATGTTTCAGAGGGACAGCTTGGGAACGTACCCGGCACTATCATCAACTACACCGACCGAGCCCCCCAGATCGTCCTTCCACCGATTGTTCCTCGGGACATGATCGATTACGTAGACACTCAGTGGCAGCGGGCGATTCAGGTTTCCCGTCTAGCGGCACTAAGCATGCCTGAGACTACGGGTGGAGGATTCGAGACCGGGCAGGCCGTTCGGGACTTCAACGACATCCAGAGCACTGAGCTAGCTCCCAACTTCAAGTCTTACGAGAACTTCCGAGTCAAGGTCTCGGAGAAGCAGGTTGTCACGGGGAAGATGATCTCCGACAGAGCTGCCGAAGAAGGTCGAACCTTCCACGTCGTCCTACGCAAGGACAGGAACACCATCGAGGATGTTGACTGGAAGCAGATCGAGCTTGACCCGCGCAAGGACTCCTATGTCATTCAAGCCCTGCCCGCTAGCAAGCTCAGCCAGTCCCCAGCAGGTCGCAAGAGCGACGTTCTAGACTTCATGAATGGCGGACTCATTGACAGAAGCACCGCGCTTGCTCTCCTAGACTTTCCAGACCTCGATCACTTCATGAGTCTTGAGAATGCGTCACGAGAAGCCATCGAGAGAATCCTCGAAGAAATCTTGGATGACGCCAAGTACACACAACCAGAACCTACGATGGACCTCAGGCTAGCGCTCAAGCTAACCCAGATGTACGTCAACCGCGCTCAGGCCATGGGCGTCGATGAAGAGCGAATCTCTATGTTACTGCAATTCCTTCGACAAGTCACCGGCATGATTACTGAGCAGCAAGAAGCAACACGCACACAGGCTGCGGGAATTACCCCGGGCATTGTGGGCGGACCGCCTGCTCTAGACTTAACCGGACAGGCACCAACAGCGATTGAAGGACCCGTAGCATGAGCGAAGCACAAACAGCAGACGAGGCCATTGTAGAAGAGCCTCCACAGAAAACAGCACAAGAGGTGTGGGATGCAACGAAGCCCATTACCACAGAGGATGTAGCCGGAGACAAGGAAGCGCCCGAAACCCTTCCTGACCGAGCCCTAGTGGCCCCGGATATTACCAACTTCATCCAGGCCAATATCACCAAGGAACCCTCCACCATAGAAACCCAGATTTCAGAGATCAAGGGAATCTTAGACGCGGCAACACAGCCGCAACCGGAAGCTCCTTCGGGAGAAACCGCAATCCTAGCCAAGCTAGAAGCCCTCGAACAGAGAGACCAAGAACGCTCTGATAAAGAGGCACACGATAAAGCTGAGGTCGAGTACGACGCAAAGGTTCGTACCCTCAGAGAAGGTGTGGTTGAAACCATCCGCGCCGACAAAGAAAAGTATCCTACCATTGTTGCTCTTGAGCAAGAGGGTCAAGTTTTCACGAATCTCGTGAAGCTTCTCGAACAAGGTGAGGCTGTTAGCGAACACGACGTTGCGAGCAAACTAGAAACCGATCTATTGGAACTAAAAGATAAGATGAACAAGATCGGCCAAACGGAAACACCAAGCAAAGAAGAAACCCCGCCGAGCAAAGCACCACAAACCCTAACCCCCGATCTCACAGCTGCAGACGAGCCGTTTTCCCTTGAGGACTTTAGCAACCAAAAGGATGCGGCAGCCGCGCTCTGGGAAAGGATTCACACAAAATAGGAAACTAACAAATGGCTGCTCTTCAACAGGCGGACTATGTTACCTTTCTTAAGGAGTGGTATCAGGGCACCGTGGTCGCAGACCTCGTGTATGATAACAACCCTTATCTAGGCATCGTCCCCAAAAACACAAACGTCCGTGGTAACGTATATCCGAAACCAATTCGGTTTGCGAACGTCACGGGTAACTCCGCGCTATATGCCACTGCGGACGCTAACCAAGGCCCGGCAACTCGCGAGCGTTGGGAAAACGTCCACATTGACAACTACTCCAAAGCATCGGTCTCTAACCGAGTGATGGAACTGTCACTTGGCGACCCGGCCGCATTCCGCGAGGCCCTTCAGGACTCCGTGGACAGTGCGTTCAATGCGTTCGCTAATGACATGGCTTACGAGCTATTCGGTGACGGCACCGGTACTCGTGGAGTTGTTTCAGCAGGTGGCGCTCCTCAGAGCGTTCCTTCCGCAACCAACGTACCCCTTGGACTCGGCGAAGCCCGGTTCTTCGAGGTTGGTATGGTTCTTCAACACTCACTTGCCGCAGGGGCCTCACTCCTGAACACAGGTGAAGAATCAATCGTAACAGAAGTTGATCGTGCACTCGACCAACTCACGATTGCTCCAGCGTGGACAACCGTCAGCATCGCTACTCATAAGCTCTATAGGTCAGGCGACTTTGACGCCAAGGCCAATGGTCTTCCTGCGTGGCTCGTTGTTGGTGCTAGTCCAGGCACGTTCCTTGGAGTTAACCGAGACCTAGACCCGACCCGGCTTGCCGGTGTGCAGGGTACCACGGGAGCCACCTCAGGTTCGGAGATCACCGAGAGCCTCGTGCTCACGGGTGCTGACCTCCAGGCCCAGGGCGGGAAGCCGAATCTGATTCTGCTTCACCCAACCGACCGCGCAGCGCTTGCTCTGGAGACAGAGTTCCGGGGTGGTCGCTATGCCAAGGTCACCTCAACCGAAGGTAATATCAGCTTCTCGGCTCTCGAAATCGAGACCGGTGCTGGTCCTGTCCCCGTGTTGAGTGATCCCAACATGACCCCTAACAAGAGCTACATGATCGATACTCGAACCCATGAACTCTTCTCGGCAGGCGGGGCTCCCCGTATGTTCAAGAAGGACGGCTCGTTCTACCAGAGAGCGGTTTCGCTTGACGAAATCTCGTTCTACCTCTTCGGCTTCTACAATCTCTCGATTCAGAATCCGGGCGGAAACGCAGTTACGGCTGCACTCGTATAGCATAAACTTGGTATCCCCCGGGTTATTCCCGGGGGTAACCTCAAGAGGAAAATGGCAAACCCAACCCTAGGAGAACTAATCACGCTGGTCAGGCAGAAGGCCGACATGGAGAATGACGGAAACTTCATCTCCGATAGCGAGATTACGCACTTGTTTAACGACAGTCTAGCACTCCTTTGGGCTTTCTTGAACGACGGGACAAACGGGTCGCTGTTCTCTAAGAACTCCCCGGTCCTTCTCAAGATTGGGCCACAGGCCTACCAGTTGCCAAACGACTTCTATCAGTTACTTGACGTAGCCCTCTTCACGGGAGGCACGTACATTCGTTCGACGGAGGCCGACCCACAGGCCTACATGCAGCTCACCACGCTAAACAACGCCAACATCTACTCCCCACAACACATCCTCCAGTATAACCACGAACAGGGAAGGTTTGAGCTGTCCTTCTTCCCGGCTCCAACCACAACAGCCAACATCGCGGTTAGATATGTGCCGCAGGCCCAAGTCCTTTCCGTTAGCACAGACGCGCTCAACTTACCCTCCAACTGGCACATGTGGGCAGTTCTAGACTCAGCCATCCAGTGTCTTATCAAGGAAGAGTCAGACCCGTCGGCGCAAATGGCGGAAAGGGAGAAGCGAGAGGAACGCATCAAGGATGAGATCCGGAGCATGGGTATCTCACAAATAAAGACCATTCGGAAGATCCGAAGGTTCCCATTCGATAGGTTCGCACTACCACCCATTAACTTCTCGTAATGCCCAACTTCAAAAAGCTAGGTCTTGACCGAGTTACAATGAACATCTCCAAGGCCTTTGAGTCTGGGATAGGAACCGGTGGATTGATTACTGGAGACATAACTAGAGGCGAGGTTGTTACGGTTGATTTGGAGTCGGGGGCAGGATCGGCCACGGTGAAGGACCGCAGGGTCGGAGCCCTTCCCCTCGCCGTTAATCTTGTTGCCACCAACGAATCGTTTAACTGGTCAATCTCCGGCACTACCCTTTCCGTATCGGACGCAAACTCTGCAAACGGCGGGTCCATCACCTTCTGGGTATTTTAATGCCTCTTAAACGAGTTACGAAATCAATACCCCTCGGAGGGGGTGAACAGAACGAAGCTCCAGACTTTCTCCTTGAGCCGCCAGGCATGGCGCATATTGAGAACGGTCGATATACAAAGAAGGATATCGTCGAGAAGGTTGAACCAGTAGAGTTCGATAGT